GGTCTAAGCCGCTGAAACCTAACGTATCTTGGGTGGTCTAAATGGATGACGGACGATTAAAGGCGATTCTCCAAGGTGAGATTGATAACGCGATAGGTTTCTTGGAGACCGAGACGGTCGAGCAGCGCAAGAACGCGCTCACTGCCTACATGCGTGATCCCTACGGTAACGAGGTAGAGGGTCGCAGCCAGATCGTAACCGGAGAGGTTGCAGAAGCGGTAGATGGGATGCTGCCGCCTCTTATGCGTTTGTTTACTTCTGCTGACCAGATCGGCGTATTCGAGCCTGTAGGCCCAGGCGATGAGCAGCTAGCCCAACAAGCAACCGAGTACACAAACTGGGTGCTCATGAAGCAGAACCCAGGCATCTCGATCATGCACGACTGGTTCAAGGACGCGATCCTTCAAAAAGTCGGGGTTATCAAAGCCTATTGGGATGACTCGATAAGCGTCACTAAAGAGCAGTACGCAAATCTTACCGACGATGAATTAGCTCTCATCATGTCTGACGGCACGATGGAGATCGCAGCACAAGAGACGGTTGAGCAGGATATTGACGGCCAAGTCATGCGCGTCCATAACGTAGCGCTGATGAAGAAAACAAAGGCCGGAAAGATCAAGATCGAGAATGTGCCTCCCGAAGAGTTCTTGATCTCTAAGGCAGGCAAGACCGTAAGAGATACACCTTTCGTCGCGCATAGGAAACTCATCACAAGGTCTGATTTGGTTGCGATGGGGTTTGATGCTGAGATCGTGATGAACCTTCCTGTCTACAACGATCTTGAGTTCTCTGCTGAGTACATTGCTCGATACAACCGAGATGAGCAGCCTTACATGGAGCCAAGTCTCGATAAGTCCATGCAGACGGTTGAAGTATTCGAGTGCTACCTAAAGACTGATTACGACGGAGATGGGATTGCAGAATTAAGACGGGTTCACTTTTCGGGGAATGAAATCCTAAGCAACGAGGAAACCGACTATGTGCCGTTTTACACCCTCTGCCCTATTCCGATACCTCATCGCTTCTTTGGGGATTGCCCTGCTGATCGTACAGTTGATCTCCAGCTTATCAAGACTACTCTAACGAGGCAGATGCTTGATAACCTTTACCTACAGAACAACTCTCGCATGGGTGCAGTCGAAGGCCAGGTCAACCTCGATGATCTATTAAGCGTTACGCCTGGTGGCGTGGTCAGGATGAAGAACCCTGGTGCACTTGTGCCTATCCAGGTCAATCCTGTTGCGCAGCAGGTATTCCCGTTCATGGAGTACCTGGACTCAATCCAAGCCAAGCGTACGGGCGTTACAGAGGCTTCCCAAGGGTTAGACCCCAACATCCTACAGAATGTTACTGCTGCGGCCATAGCAGCCCTTACGCAAGCCTCGCAAGGCAAGATCGAGTTAGTCGCTAGGATCTTCTCTGAAACGGGTGTAAAAGACTTATTCAAAGGACTCTTGCACCTCCTATGCAAGTACCAGGACAAAGCAGTCATCATTCGGATGCGCGGCCAGTATGTTCAGTACGACCCGCGAGAGTGGTCGAACCAGTACGATGTATCAGTGAATGTCGGACTTGGTACGGGGAACATCGAGCAAAAGATGGCGATGCTCTCAATGGTTCTTGCAAAACAAGAGCAGATCATTCAAGCGTACGGCCCGAACAATCCTTTAGTGTCTGTCTCGCAATATCGTGCGACGCTCGGAAAACTGATTGAGGCAGCAGGCTTTGCAGACTCGGCTGAGTTCTTCAAGCAAGTGACACCGGAGGTTGATGCTGCACTTGCACAACCTCAGCAACAAGGCCCAGATCCTGCCGTACAAATGATGATGGCGCAGGCTCAAGCGGATATTGAGATCAAGCGTCAAAAGGCTATGGCAGACATTCAGCTTGCAAGAGAGAAGGCTCTAGCCGAGTTAGAACTCAAGCGCATGGAGTTCGAGGCAGAAGCGCAGATGAAGGCTATGAAAGTCGGCGCAGGCATTACGTCTAACATCGAGATACCAGGGTAATCATGGCTTTAGTTGACGAACTACCGGCTGGATGGGATAGCTACGACGCAGCGCAAAAGATTGCGTGGTTCAACGCTAACAATGTCTCGACGACTGACTTGCTTAATGCTGGCGTTGATACAGACTCAATCAATTGGATGCTCAATAACGGGTACTCACCGCCCCCTGAGCCTGTTTACGAGCCTCCTCCTTATGTTCCCCCTCCTGTATACACGCCTCCCGTACAAAACGAACCCGTGTACTACGAGCCAGAGCCGGTTTATTACGAGCCGCCTCCTTACGTTCCACCGCCGCCACCTGCGCCGCCTCCTGCGCCTGTTTACAACGTATTTGGACTTAACTGGGACTCAGGCTCATCGTTAGCAACAAAACAAAGTTACGTTAATTCTTTGTTGGCTGCTGGTATTACGCCAGATCAGATAAAAGCCAAGATTGCCGAACTAGATCCGGCAAGTGCTACGCAGGCAAATTATGACTTACTAGGCATACCAAACCCGCCTCCTTACGTTCCACCTCCGGTTGTGGAGCCTCCGCCGGTTGTAACACCTCCTCCAACAGTTACGCCGCCTCCAGCGCCGCCTGTTGTAGCACCTCCTCCGGTTGTTACACCTCCTCCGGTAACTCCGCCTGTTGTTGAAACACCTCCGGTTAGTCCACCCCCACAAGCATTTCCGCTAGAACCCGTTAACAATGTGAGCACACCTATGGCTACAACCTACAATGTCTTTGGGTTGGAATGGAATCCAAATGCTTCATTGGCTACTAAACAGGGGTACATTCAAACCCTTCTTGCTGCTGGTATTGAGCCGGATCAAATTGAAGCAAAAATCGCAGAACTTGATCCAACCAATGCGACACAAGCGGTATACGACGCGCTTGGTATTCCGAGGTTTACGGACAGCGAATTAACTTCGTTGTCACAGCAAACAGGCATTGCAAAATCAACGCTGGCAACAAGGTTAAATAATGGCGAGACCGTTGAGCAAATCGTTGCTAGCATCAATCAACCTAGTTTGCTTGGCTCGACTGGAACAACAACGGGAACAACGACCGGAACAACAACCGGAACAACAACAGGTTTATTAGGGTCAAATACCGCAACAACGCCACCACCTCCACCAACTTACGATGTATTTGGAGTGCAGTGGAATACCGCAGCGCCTTTAGCTACAAAACAAGGCTATATCCAACAACTTCTTGCATCCGGTAGGTCTAAGGCTGAACTACGCAACTACATCAGGAACGTAGACCCAACTAACGCAACAGACGAAGCATTCGCGGCTCTTGGCTTGCAAGACGCTCCTACTGCCGAGGTGCGTAATCCTTCTCAGGATGCTGTAACGCTAATGGCTGGACAGCTTGGTTTAGGCCTACCTCCTGAATGGCAATACTACACAGGCCAAGACAAAGTTAACTGGTTCAACTCCAAGGGGATAACTGCTGACATGCTCAGGCAGTACAATGTTCCTGAGTTTGATATTCAGCAGGCTATCTCTTACGGGCTAGGACAAACCGGTACGGCAGCGCCACCAACATGGAAGCTGCCTGCCGGTATGACTCTTCCGAGCGATTGGAATGTTTACACGGGCGCACAAAAGATCGCTTGGTTCAATCAGAACAAGATCACAGCAGACATGCTGCGAGCAATGGGTGTGCCAGAGGCAGACGTTCAGTCATCTATCCAAATGGGGTTAGGGCAAACCACGACTACGCCAACAACGCCTAGCACGTTTGATCCTAGTCGCTACATGCCACCGACGTTTAACCTCCCCGCGACTAACTTTGTGCCGTTTCAAACGGGCGGCGGTCAAACAAGCCTTGCTGCGCCAACATCGGGGTTCTTTTACAAGACAACGCCAACCCCAGAAGTTCCGTATCAGTTCCAGTCTGGTGCTGCTGGGTATACAAATCTTCGGCCCATGACGCTAGAGTTTGGCGTTCAACCTGCTGTGTCTCAAGTGCAACAATTCCAGCCTGGTTACTTCAACCAAACCGGCTTACTTAAAAACTACGATTGGGCGAAAACCAATACCCAGTTAGCAGAGCAGGCCGCACAGCAGGCTCAACAGCAAGCCGTGCAAGATTCGGGTATTGCTCAGGGTGGCATGTATATGGGCGGAAAGGTTGAGTCTGATAACCTTTCTTATGAGAAAGGCGGGAAGATTCGTTCGTTACTTGGGCCTAATCCAGACGGGCCAGACGAGGGCTATGCCAAGCTACAGCGCGGCGAATATGTCATTCGTAGGAAAGCAGTAAACAAGTACGGTGAGGACTTTTTGGAAGCCATTAACGAAGCAAGAATGCCTAAAGGCAAACTAAAGAGCCTGCTATGACACAACGATGGGAACGAGCAAAAGCATTACTTGGTGATGAGTTTCTGACGGAAATCTTCGATGAGTTGGAAAAAGACAACATCGAGCGTATCATCAATAGTAATCCTGACGACATTGACTTACGCGAAGAGTCATACGTGGCAATTCGCGCAGTGCGTCAGGTTAAGGCGCGTCTTGAATCTGTTGCCGCCGAAGGCGAGATAGTGAAGAGACGATTTAAGATTTTTAAGTAGAGGTTAGTGTATGGCAAGCAGCAACCCGCAAGGGACTAGCTTAACAGTGGGACAGGCAGCAGATGCCTTCTTGGGTCTAATGAGTGGTGGCGAACCTCCTCCGGAGCAAGTTCAAGACCAACCAGAAGAACAAGAGGTTGCGGCCAGTGAATCCGAATATGAGGAAGCAGTAGAGGAAGTTCAGGAAGAGGAACCACGCTTTACGGTGAAAGCCGCGGGTGAAGAGCGTGAAGTGACCCTCTCAGAACTTATCGAGGGCTACCAAAAGGGTACGGATTACCATAAAAAGACTAACGCGCTTGCCGAGCAGCGTAAGGCTGTAGAGGCTGAAAAGGTTGCTGTAGAGCAAGCAAAGCAGGCGAGAGACGCATATTCTCAGCGTTTGCAGGCTATGGATCAGTTCCTAAGCCAACAAATGCGTGGTGAGGATATTGAAAGTTTGAAGGAAACCGACCCGATTGCGTATGCGGTCAAGGTCGCAGAGCAGACTAGGCAAAAAGAGCAGATTCAACAGATTCGTGCTGAACAGCAACGCATTGCAAGAGAGCAACAGGCAGAGCGTGAGGCGCATCTTGAGAAACACTTAGCCGAAGAAGCCAAAAGGGTAGCCGAGGCAATCCCTGAGTACGCGCACCCCGAGAAGGGTGAGAAGGTTCGCTCTGAACTTCGTAGCTTTGCAAAGAGTATTGGTTACTCGGATGCAGAGTTATCAAATGCAACAGACTCTCGCGCTGTGTTGACGTTGTGGATGGCAAGTCAGTACCAGAAATTGCAAAAGGCCAAGCCTGGTGTAACCAAGAAGGTTGCCGAGGCTCCCAAGATGCTAAAGGCTGGTAATGCCACGGGTAAGACCATAGCAACAGAAGCAGCAAAACAGGATCTTGCGCGACTTAGAAAGACTGGTTCTCGACAAGACGCTGCAAGGGTTTTTGAAAGATTTTTGTAATTAGGAGTTTGAAATGACTGTTCCTTCAGGTACATTCCAGACCTTCACGGCTATCGGTCAACGTGAAGATCTAACTGATGTTATTTACAACATCAGCCCGACCGAGACACCTATCCTTTCGTCGCTTGCTCGCACCAAAGCAACGGCTGTCTACCACGAGTGGCAGACCGACACGTTGGCAGCAGCAACAACCAACAACGCACAGGTTGAAGGTGACGACGCAACAGCAGCAACCATCAGCCCGACGACTCGTCTCGGTAACTACACACAGATCGTTGCTAAGACGATCCAGGTGTCGGGAACCATGATGGCGGTTGATCTTGCAGGCCGCCGTGCAGAGAAGGCTTATCAACTCTCGAAGGCTTCGCAAGAACTCAAGCGTGACCAAGAAACCATCATTGCCGCTAACCAAGGTCGCAGCGCTGGTAACTCGTCCACGGCTCGCAAGATGGGTTCGCTTTTGTCTTGGCTCAAAACCAACTCGAACTACAACACGACTGACGGTGCTAACCCCACCACAATCGGCGTGAGTACACGTTCGGACGGTACAACCCGTACCTTTACCGAGGCAATCCTCAAGGATGGCGTTCAGCAGGTTTACACCTCTGGCGGCAGCCCCAAGATCCTCGTTGTTGGCCCTGCACTCAAGCAGACTGTCTCGGCCTTCGCAGGTATTGCAGCAC